GCCAGAGTGACTGCAAAGGGTGATAGACAGGCGTAAAGCCGCCATCCTCATCCCATCGGCCCACTTGCATAATCGCTTTGGTGGCGTTGCGCTTCATCGCCTGTATCGCGGCCTGAACCACAGACACTTGGTTGTACGGCCTCGCCAAGGTCATGTAATCGTTCGATAGGCCGGTCATCATGTCCACAGTCCATGAAGTCGCGGCAATATCGGCGGTGTTGGCTGTGACGCCTTCACGCACCGACTTCGTAAACCGGCTGCGGATGTTTTGGAATAGTGTTGGCATAGTTTTCAGGAGACGTATCTGAAAGGCTGGATTGAGCTTAGATAGTTGAACGCATCGGCAGCAGCATCAACCTGGTCGTCATGCTTACCGGTCGGAAATGAGCACAGCTCGTCGATGAAGTCACGGTTCCAATCGCCCTTTTCCAGCTCAATGGAACCAGATTCAAAAGCAGCGGCCATCGGCATTGCCCGCACTTCTTTGGATCCTGTGGGTCGTTTGCTGATGACTCCATAACCGATCAGGTTACGAGTATCATGCTGGACCTGGTCCACACCAGCGGAGCCGGGGTCCTGTGCCAGGTGAACGATCGTTTCGCGCCCGTCGGTCTCGGCAATCTGGCGCTGGATTGTGCGACGAGTAGCCGGTGACCATTGCCCGCGTGAAACGTGCTTGATTCGGTAAATGTCGCCGGTCCTGCTCATCCACACACCGGCGGTATAATCACCACCACCGACCGTTGCGGCTGTATCCCAAGCCCGGCATGAGTTTGAATTGGGTGGGATCGGCGATGGATCAACGATGCGGAACCACTCTGGCTTGAAAAAGCCTCCATCGCGTGGCGTTGGTGTCTGTTGGTATAAAGCCGAAAAAGCATAAGAACCGACGGTCTTTTTAATCCGGTCAAAGTCTTCCACGGAATATCGTTCTGGCCAAAGCGCCTCACCAGGCTGACGGCCAATCAGGTCATCTTCCTCAGCGATGGCCGGAAGGCTGACCACATCCCATTGCTCGCCACCTTCATTGGCCTGTTCGAGCAACTGGCCAGCCAAGTCGAGCGAGTGCCATCTGGTCATAATCAGGACGATTGCGGCACCAGGGTGAAGGCGTGTGTACAGGTCGTTTTGATACCAGTCCATCACCCTGGCACGATAGGTGGGTGATTCGGCCTCAGCTCGTGACTTCACTGGGTCGTCAATGATCACCAGGTCGGCACCATAGCCGGTCACACCCGATCCGACACCGACCGCATAAAGCCCGCCGCCATGTTCAGACGACCACTGATTTTGTTTGTTCTGGTCGTCGGAAAAGTTGAATCCAAACTCTTTTGCGATGCGTCGCGTTTGTCGGCTAAAGGTGCAGGCCAGCGAGTGGTTATAAGCCCCGATAATTATCCGTAAACCTTGATCCACCAATAATCTATAAGCAGCATAATGAATCGTTGCCAGCTCGCTCTTGCCGTGCCTGGGCGGGAGGAAGAGCATCAATCGTTTGGCATCACCGGTCGTCACCCTGTCCAGCGCCCGGCGGCACTCCGCCAAGTGTTCTGGCGACCACTGGTGATCCGGCTTTGCGGCCTGTAGAAACCGGTTTAGCCCCTTTGGGATCAACTGTCTGTCGTGGTGGGGTGTCGCACTCATTGTCTATGGCCGCCCAGTCCACTTGGGGCTTGTCAGAGATTTCGATGCTGCTGGCAACCTTGCCATCACGGCGTTCAAGGTACTCTTTCAGGAACGCAAAGTTGCCGTCCAGAATGTTTTGAAGCCAGATCCGAGAAATGTCGCGTTCGCTTTTCTCTAAGCCAATCAATTCAATCAGGTCGTCAATCTGACGGCGACCACGGCTGTATCCGGCTGGGTTGCCAGACACGCCTTTTTTGAATTGTGTCTCTGGGTTCGGGAACTTGCCCATATCTCACCTTCTTATCCACTTGCTTGGAGGTGGGTCGACATCTCTTACTCAACGTCCCGAAGTCCCGGCGGCCTAGCGCCATGATTCCCCCGTCCAGGCTTGTCAATCACACCCTTTCGCCGCAGTCTCTGCATCAAAGCCCGTTGCTTGATCGCGATGTTCCGAAACTTGGCCCAAAACGCCATGAGTTCCGTTTGTTCTGTCATGGCTCGTTTGATCGCCTGATCCAGTTGTTTACTGGCTCTGGTGCAGGATAAGCAAATCGCATAGCGATGCTGTTCAACCTTCCGCCCATCAACACAATGAGGACAGGGTTGATTCGGCGTACCTTCCGTCCAGCCAGAGGCGTCCACACCTATCAAAACAGGTTGTACGCCGTGGATAGAACGGATAAGTCGCCTTGTGATATTCTGGTCGATTTCCCCATCCGTGGGAGCGATCGAGTCTGAACCTAATGGTTCATTCATATCTTGACGATAATCACAGGAGGTACCGACCGTCAATAGGGTGCTCAAGATTTTGTACCTCCTGCCTCTGCAAACTCGATGTACGCCTTGTACATCTTGTCGCCCTTCAACTCTGAGTAATCAAACTCAGCCGCCATCATGCAAAACGCCTTGTCCACGATCTGCAAACGGTTCCAAAGACTCAGAGCAACCGCCTTGCCTTCGCCGTGTGGTAGAGCTGCAACATCATCAAGATTGATCATGGTTCCACCTCCAGGGACAGCTCGACATATGCGTCAGCAGAACGCTTAATTGCTCTTACGCAAGCTGCTTTAGCTTTTTTAAGGCAATCGAAAGGAAGATCCAAAGCCTCGTCATATATCTTCCCGTTCAAACAACTGTCTAGCCGTCCCCACCAAGCGCTATAGCAAGTGTTATCAAAAGATAACTCGATCCTTGCCCAATACTTGCCGTCGGATAGGGTCCAGCTTGTGCCATCAGTTGTGCACCATCTTTGCTCAATCATTGTGTTTGCCCTTTTTGATATCTTCGAACATTTTGTTTACTTTCAGTCGGTACTCTTTGAACCCTCGTTCAGCGTCCACCATTTCTACAATCACAGGCAGAACATCAGGCAAACAATAGTCGCTGATACAATCGTTCTCTATCAATTCCTGTGCTTGGCAAAGCCAGAATGCTTCCGCTGCTAAATCTGTTTCGGCTTCACCTTCCTTGTTCCCTCGTCGAAACCGATGCTCCATCGCACTCACAATGCAGTGATAAACTTCATGTGACACTCGCGGTTTCAGCCAGGCACTCAGCTCGTTGTTGGCGAAGTCGATAAACTGACGGCCTGAGGCCAGCAGATAGTAATCAGGACAGCTCATGCATCATTCTCCATGTCAATTTGCGAAACCCTGTAAGCATGTTTCACTTTCTTATTCTGGTGATATCCTTGGAGATAACGGTTTTGCTTCACTGGGATGCCGGTCAAAGATCGTTGGCCTTTGGTACTGGCCATCAGTTCGGTGATCGCTGGGTATCCGTGATTGCTGGTGTTGCCATTTGAGCGATCATCCAAGATGGCGTTCGCGTGCATCCGCTCATATTCGGTGCCGATTCGCTTCAGCTCCAATAGTTGATGCTGTGGCATGACTTCCATCTCGGTTCGTGAAAACCTGATCTCAGCTCGCTTGGATTTCATACGGCACCTTGCACAGCATAAATTCGTGATATTTAGCCACAGCAAATGCAGATCGCTTGTCGCTCGTTCCTCTAAGGAGGTAAAGCGGGTCGGTCTTTTTAGCCGATGGCCCATAAATTGACTCTAGGCCCGCCCGCAAAGTGGCATCATTCAGTTTTCCACCAGCGGTGATCCACTGACCATATTCGCGCCTTTTGTAAACTGTGATTGAAATGCCGCGGTCTTCAGCCTTCTGCAAAAGCCGACCAATTAGGTACATGGTCTGAATCGACGAGTCGCCTACAGGCCTGCCTTGGCATGAAAAACCCTCAATTGCAATTTCGGAGGTGTCCACCCAAACTGCCCTTAGCATGTGCATCAGGTCAGCGTTAGCGATCTTGTCAGCCGACAGGATATTTGGTTTCTTATGGTTGTCTGGGCCAATAACGCAGACTCCCGAATGAGTGCTGCCAGGGTCGATTCCGATGATTGTAAATCTGTTCATACCTTCCTCCACTTCGTTTCAATCCCTTGATCCGTCACCGTATAATCGCCAAACAGGTTCGGTGATTCAGCCTGCAACACTTTTAGGACTGCAATTGCCAGCCGCTGTATCTCAGCGTCTGCATGAATCGAGCCACGTAATTCAAGGAAGTGCCTCCATGCTCTGGCGTTGCCAGTGACAAATATCTTGGTTTCAGTGCAGTTCGGCAGGACAGCGCGAGCGGTTTCCCTGATTTTCTTGCGTTTCAAAGTCTTATCTGTAATGTCAGCAAAACGCATCTCAAGAGATTCAATCATTGCTTGATATTGGCCCAAAGCCCTACCGACACACGATGCCCACCATGCACCGGATTCGCTTTCCAATGTGATGCTCGGCGGAACAACAAACGCACAGTCCGACTCGTCCACATATCGTTGGCTCAATTGCGAATAACTCATTCCAGCACGATGCCTGACCAGCTCGTGCGTCAGTGACCGTGAGACACCGGTGAATATCATCGAGTAAACAGCGTGCTCAAGAACGGAGCCATGCCCCACTTCCAGAATGTGATTAATATAAGCCTGATTGCCACCTGGTCGAGGCTTGGCAAAGCTCATGTAGCACAAGCGGCCAGCGATCTCCACGAGATGCTCGCTAGCATTGTCGGTGTCGCTGTTCCAGTGTTCGACTCCGTGAGCTTCCAAGAACTCGGCACAATCAAGGCCGTTGAGTTCCTGTTTGCCGACCAGGTAGACGGATGGAGCGTTGATGATGTTCATGATGGTTCGCCTTTCGGTAAGATCATTCCCGGTGATTGCAATAGATTAGGTTTCAGGTAATAAGGCACTCCGGCGTCTTTGCATTGCCGAACTACGTCCCATACCCACTCAAAATCAGCCGCCTTTTCAGGCACATAGCCCGATGGCTGTTGAGTAGCAGTCTGTGCTCCAATCACCACCAGATTGCACCACGACAAATCGTTGAAAGTGATTTGCTCTAGCATTGGTTCAAGCGATATCCACTTGATACCCGTTGTCTCAAACGATTTCATTTCTCGCTCTACTCTGGGAACGTCAGACTGTTGAATTACGGAGGCTCCAAACCAAGCCTTAGGCAATGATTCCAGCATTTTATAGCGGTTTGGCCATTTGGTCAGGAAGAGATACTCCCAACCGGGTGCTTCCATGCAAGCGTCGAATATCTTTTGAATCCATTCATCAGGAACCCACTTCCCAAACACATCGGCCATCGAACCAACGAAAACACGACCGTCAGCCGGATTATTTGAATCCACGGGTATTCGCGTGTTCTTCGGTGCTTCCAGCCTGTACTCGTAAAACGCAGGTTCAAACCCGAACGGATAATTCGATGCCATTTGCCCGTTATGGGTAATCGCTCTGGCGTAACAGAAGTTACAACCGTGCAAACAACCAGTGATCGGATTCCACGTCCAACTTGCCCATTCCACGTTGCCGTTCGTCTTGTTGAAATGCGTTGCCTTGGGCTGCGGAACATCCTTGGACTTTCCATCCACCGTGATCACAGGGACGACAGGAAAGGCTTGTCTTTCAGGTTTAGCGACAGGTTCTGGAGGTGGAGCTTGCTTTGCGATAGCCTGTTCGACTTTCTCAACAATAGCAACCGCTTCAGCCACTAGCATCTTTCCCGCTAAAACTGCCTCTTTCAGGTCTGGTGATTTATCCAGAATCTTGGCGTCTGATTCCCATCGGTTTACCGTGTCGCGTGAAACGCCTATTTCGCTGGCGTATCTGGTTTGAGATGTTGGAGCAAATGTGGCAAATGCCACATTTGCTCCAACATGCTGATTACTTCCGTTTCCACCTTTCTCTCGAACGCCTCGTAGTTCCCTTAGCTTGAGATAAAGTACCTTGCGTTCTTCGCTGCTCAAGTGCCGACGATGCAGGTTGAGACGCATGACATAGCCGGGATAGTCGGTTGCGTAAAATTCGCCAAGCGTTTGAAATCGCTCGGTAGCGCCTGTAGCAAACAGTGCCCGCAATCGGTTTCGGCCATCCAAAAGAAATCCATCGTGGGTTAGCACGACAGGCATTTCCAGCCCTTGATTCCCAATAGAGCTGCAAAGATCTTGAAACTCCTGCCCCGTGATTAATGGGAACAGGTCGGCGGCAGGATGAATTCCGTTCAGGTTGTAGGCTGTGACGCATTCATCAAGTGACGGTTCGTCATACATTTTGATACTCTTTTTTGGTCAGGAATAACTGGTCAACAATATTTCGAAACTTGCTGCTGTCAGGCACACGTTCGCCAATCCAACCGCCATCCACCTTCATTCCGTACTTCTCAAACGATTTGCGGAATGCGTCTTCTGTATTCCTCATCCATTTGACGGGAGAGTTTACAAGATACGCCCACTGAGAGGAATCGTTTTCGATGCGGATAATGTAGGCTGCGTGCCACGGTTTAAGCAAAAGCAACTGCGATTGTACGTGTTCGTACCACACAGCCCTTTTCTCTTTGGAAAGCATTTTTAATCCACCAACATTGCAACCAAGCGTAGAAAACACGGTTGTCAGGTCGGGGGCTAGATTCAAAGACTGCGGAAGAACCCAGTCGTTGATTGTATTTGGGTCGTTGACCACAAAAAGAATTGAAGTCTGATCCCAAAAGACAGGCATCTCTTTCGCGTCACCATGCACGATATCCCGGTTGGGGAAATGCAATTTAAGAGACTGCGACGACACTGCGGATTTTTCGTAAAGTGCGAGCTTTGCGTGAATCCCTTTTGATTCAAGGAATTGAATTCCTTTGTCTAATATAGACGGACTCGTCAAGAGGCTGTGCCCTGATGGCACGCCGTCACCAGCAGTGCAGTCAATAGCCACAAAAGTTCGCTTGGGAAAATACACAGAGTGTACGCCAACGGTCTTGCCAAACAGCCAGCTTAAGGCGTCGTGTTTTCCCGGCGTCCTGTGAGAACTTCCGACCTTGGTTGAAACTTTCACGCTTTTATCCCTGCTTTTTGTTTCGCTTCCCACACTTCCAGCCGATCCACTCTTACTTCAAGTGGAGCTTCAACACCAATCTTGACCTTGTCGCCCCTGATTTCAGTGACGCAGACCCTGAATTGAATGCCACCGTAATTGATGACGAGAACTTCATTGACCTTCCTGGACAAAACAAGCATGTGTAGCCTCCGTGATGCGTTTGATTTGATGCCGGGAGTGGTCAAACTCCCGGCGCGAGTATGATCAGTCAACTCCCCCTGGTATCCTTGTGAGTTCGGCAGGCTGATTGCCCACGAACAAACTCGAACCAACCAACTAGGAGTCTGTCAGTAGGCTGGATTTAGCCCCTGACAAGCCGCCCAAGGGAATTGAACCCTTGCAAATCTCAATAACAGAGAGAACTTGAGATCTGAAACCATTTGCGACAAATTGCCATCCTTGGCCACCATCACCATCCATGAATCCCGTTTGACATCTGCTCATTACTGATCGCGCTCATGAAAATCGCCACAGATGCCGCCGCTATGCGTCACCGGAGTCCAAGTCTCACCAAATCTCAGCGGCCTGACGGGATTGATTCGGCACAGTACTCGTCCACGTCCGCAACAGTCACAACCTTGGGCAAAACCACTCGACTGGATGAGACTCGAAAGCCTCTGATAGCTCTAATCACATCCAGTGCAAACCGTTCCACAACTGCCGATTCCTGGTCGTCCAGGAATTCGCCTGGCGAAATGGTCAGGATCGGATTCGTTTGCTTTTTGAACCTGTCCATCTCGTCGTGAATGAACTCTAAATCTGTCTTTGTCATGATTAATCCTTGGAGTCTGGGTAAGGTGACCACCGGCCTAGCGCCTGTGATTCACTCACTAGAAAATCGTTGCCGTCTTTGTCTTTACCAACACTCACCAGTTTTTCTGGCGAGTAAGGCGAGCTTTCCCAATCCAGCTTTTCTTCTGTCCATTCTGGATGTTCCGCCCTCAGTGTCGCCCTGGTCGTGAGCAGCTCGGCATTGAGCAACTTCCGCCAGCGGACATTGTGAGTTCTCAGATATGCAGGATCGGCTGATCTCACACCGTCCATATCTGCAAGCACTCGTTCGCGGTGCCTGGCTCGCTCAGATCCCACCAGAACAGATTGACCTGTTCTGGCGGCAAAGATAATTTGCAGAGAAGTGACCATCAGAAAGGCACTCCATCAACTTCATCATGTGGATCGAAGGCGTGACCATTCGTGCGAGTCTGGTCAAGATGTTGCTTCATTGACCGATCCGCATCCGTCTCAGTCACTCCACCACTTGGCCGAACTTGCATCCGGCCTCTCAGGTGTGGTGCGATCTCCACAGATTTGGGAAGGTCCGATAAAGGATTGAAACCTGTGGAGCCGCCAAACGATTCGCCATCGGCCAACTTCATAAAGGCGACTAGGTAAAGAGATACGCCAATATTTTTTGTCACTTTATAGGTGGCCGGTGTCACCAGCATCTGGCCGATACAGCCACCGTAGATTTCGTTCCGGTTTGTGATCGGTCTACCGTGCCTGTCAACCACCATAGGTGGCTTTGATTCGCCTGTGCTGGCCGATATGACCCAACAGCCTGATTCAGCATGGCCGGTCTTAAGATTGCCATCCTTATCAAGCAACTTGTCGCCATCTTTGATCGGACAGTTTGTGTGCGTTGTGAGCTTTCGGAATTGTTGACCAAAAGCTATTTCAGAGATCCGTTGCATCTCGGCAATCAGCTCATCTGGCATCTCAGACTTAAGCAGCAAAATGTTGGCCTGATAAAACAGCCTGTTTTGCTTGTACTCGTTGGGCTTGGCCTCAAAGAGATTTGGGTAACTCAGGATGCCTTGTGGCGTCCATGTTTTGTTTCCGTATACAGATTCGGTCTTGGTTGCTGTGCTCATCTATCTGATCCTTTTGAATACTTTTGAAGACTGTTGAAAACTGTTGAAGACTTTTGAGTAACTCACCTGGGCCGAAGGGAGGTTCGGCCCAGGGTGCTGGAGAGTCACACCAATGAAGGTGCTCTGTTGGCTATCGCAGCTTTAGCGGTGCGGATAGCGTGTTCGACAAGGTGCTTGCGGACGGTAGGTAGTCCGTCTTCTTCAAGCCAGCTCAATTCAGACTCGATCCAATCGAGCTTCTGGCCAGCTTCGGCAAGCGTGATAAATTTCAGGATCCAGCGAGAGTCGTCGATGGTTTCCTGTGATCGCTCCAACCGTTTCGCCATAACACGGTTAATCAGTTTTTGTTGCTCCCAAGTGCGTGCAACAATGTCACGCAGCTCGGCTTTAACGCAGTCAGTTTCGGTGCTCATGACTTATCTCCCAGCAAGGCTTCTGCTGATTTCAATTCGTTCCCTAAAACACGGTGATCAGTAGGGTGATCCAGCAGAAAGTTTGTCGTATTGAACGGGATGTAAGCCGCCCAAATGAGCGATTGAAGTTGAAGCTCTAGCAGCTGCACACGGCAAGCGAGACGAGTAATGCTTTCGCCTCTCGTGAACGAGTCGTGGTGCAACATAAATTCGGCCTTAGTCATCGGTCGTCCCCCATGGCAAGAGAGCGAACCTTTGAACAACTGATCATGGCTTGTGACAACAGAACTCTGGCTTCTTCGATCGTTGTCTGAGGACGGTCAAGCAGGTTGTTGATGGCTTGCAGATCCTGATAGTTCAGATCCAGCCATCTGGCTCGGTTTTCTTCACGTGACTGACGATCAAGCCTAAACCGTTCAGACAGTTCGTTGGCCATGCGCTCTTCCTCCACCTGGTGGTTGTCATAATCCCTCAGCCCGTCACGAAGACGGGTCTGATGGTCAGCAGATAGATCTTGATCAAGTAAGACGTTCATTTCGGTGACTCCAGCAAAGAGTTGTTTGGGTAAATTCAGAACCAGCCACGGACAAGACGGACAACGATTCTGGCGTTGTCTTTGGTTAATGCCTTCAACCGGCGAGCCGTATCCACTCCCATGTAATCACGGTCGGACAGGCAGAACCGTTGATGGGTCAGGTGCGACATCAAAGCAGCACGCTGATCAGAGTTGAGAAGTTGACGACCTTTGGGGGCTTGTGTTGCGATCATTTCGGTGACTCCAGCAAAGAGTTGGTTAGTGATAGTTCGAAGTTTGTTACTTCGAACAGGTGTATATTAACGTTCGTGTTCGAAATGTCAATATATCAAAGTTCGAAGTTTTGGATATTTTTTTTGTCGGAGAGCCTCTGGGTTTGCACTTTTCTCAGATTTTTCTCAACGGGTCTTTTCTCAAGCCATTCTCAAGAGACTTTGAGAATTCTCAAGAAGTCTGTAAGTCTTTGACTGGTAACATTCTCAACTTTTCTCAAGCCATTCTCAGACCACTTTTCTCAAGCTCAAGGGGGTATATATATATCCCTTGAGAATTGAACCTGAGAACCAATTTGAGAATGGATCCTTAGTCGGTTTCAGGAGGGATCGCATAGACGGCAATCGTTTTGCCCGTGAAGGTTTCTTTTTGGATTTCGAGAATAACGTTCTCTGCGATCATCTCTTTAATCACCCGATAGACTGTTTTGTCAGAGTGCCCTTTTTCAGATAGTGCATCCACCAAAGTTTTGCGGGTCGGCTCAGCGCCGGGATATCGACGCAGGTATGCGGCAATCGCGTCTGCGGCACGACCTGAGGCCGATTTGGTCTTAGAATCGCCATCCTCCGCGTGAGCAGACGAATACTCCCACCCACATTCACCCTGACGGCCTTGGATCACTGGCAAGGCAAATCTATTCCATCGAGCCTTTACGGACTTGATGGTGATGCTCTGTTCGTCGTGGTCGTCTGCTTCCATTCGAATGACATGATCACAAGTCCGACCCATCGCCCGTCCCCATGTTTCGCCCTGGCTGTTCAAGTGGCCGACCAGAACAACAGCCACGTTCATGTCGCGAGCCAGTTCACGAAGTGGTGATGCGATTTTGGCGACCTCCTGCGGATCCACCAGAGGTCTTGAGGAAGCGGCCATCAGGGTGTCGATCACCACCAGGCCAATCTTGTATCGCTCACACCAAAGGCGAATGATTGCGATGGTTTTGGGATCATCCAAATTTGTGAAACCATACGGATCGTTCTTCGGTCCCGTGAAGATCACGTTCTCTGGGTCGATCCCAAACGACTCGCTACACATCGCCACCTGGTCCCAGTGACTGTCAGCAGCGACGAAGAGAATCTTTGAATCAATATCCATGGAGATGCTGGTGCCGTCAGGCCACTTAAGATCATTGGACCACCTTCGACAAAGATCCATGAGCCATCTTGTTTTACCAGTCCCTTCTTTACCTTCGACCAGGTGCAATCCACGTTTGACAAACCAGCCTACGTTGGTTTCTGGGTTGCCCCAAAGCCAAGTGCGTTCTTTCATGAGATCAAGAATGTCTCGTGCGTTGGAAGCGTCCGGCATGCCTTCAAAGAATTCCATGGGCACAGGCTCAACTGATAGTTGTGGAGCAGCTGCTCCGTTGGCCTTGGCGATCTGGATGAGACTTCCAAACCGGATCTGCTTATCACCGTCAGTCCGTTTGAACGATCTCACCTTGACTCCACATTCGCCATCAACGTGTTTGTCATGACGTGCGGACCATTCCTCCCAAAGTTCAGCACCCTCTTCGCCAAACTTGTGACTTAGCGCCATGCCGACAGCCAACCACTTGTCATAATCGGCAAGTTCAGTATCCAGATATCCTTGCGCAAGTACCGTTTTCGCCCATTCGTAATCACTGGAGACATTGCCGATGACTTTCGACGGCTCATCCTTTGCCTTCTCTGGTCGAGTGAGTGCACGCAAGATGGCTTGCTCTGCCGATTCAGGCAACGGGATTGGATCCATTGGGATGGATATCCGTTTGCCTTCGCTTGGAGCACAGGCAACTTGACTCCCTTTGTCCGCTAATCCGACAAAGATTTCGATTGCGTCTCCTGACGGCAAATAAATCTTCAGCTTGCCTTCACGGTTCCAAGCCTTCATGATTGAGTCTGTGACCACAAACCAGACGTGAGCGCCCCCCTCAGTTCTCGACACCATCGAACGTGGCCAGTCGTCGGACCCAAACAAAAGCTGTGCCGCCTCTTTCCATGCAGTCGGCAATCGCCTGGTATCCTTATCCTGAGTGTCAACGTCAATCACCACATGCCCTACCGGCTTGCAACCAATGCCAACGTTGACTCCGTTTTGAAGGTACCTGACCAGCCGATCCCTCCACTCGTCAGTCGTGACCTTTTGCCAGGCTTCACCGGCACCAGCCATTGGACGCTTGATTTTGCCCTTCTTATCCTCGCCGATAACGAGAGGAAGCACGCCAATAGACACAAGCGCCTCGAACGCTGCAAACAAGTCGTTGCGAGCGCAGGCGTCAAAGTAATCTGGCCACGACATGGATTCAGCCTTTCTCTAATTTTGAGAGAGCCTGAAT